TAGCAGGTAAAGTTACCTACTCATGGCAGCTAAATGATATCATGGCAGACAACAACAAGTTTAGAGGTGATCCTGAGAAACTACTAAGATTAGAAGAAGCCACAACACGAGGTACAGAAGCACAAAGAGAAGCAGCGAGAAAAGCTTATGATGCTTACGCATATCAATATAGCCACTCTGCTGATCAAAACGCTCCTGTCCAAGCAAAAGATAGAAACGGTAAAACCATACCAAACGAAGGTCGTGGTGAAGATTACAGAGAAGAAGCTAAAAAGTTATTGGCTTTCTATGCAGATGCCGCAAACATTCAAGACTCTACAGAAGATATATTATCTGGTGAGATAGGATCTAGGTTTAAACTATATGCTGTATTACTACAGCTTGGTGGTTCTATAGCGACTGCCGCTGTAAACATGATGTCTATGGTTACACACACCATCCCTTATCTTGGTAGTTATAATCCAAACAGAGGTTATGGTGGCGGATTTAGTATGGCAAAAGCCGCAGGTGCTATGGGTAGAGCCGCTTACAATGCAGGTAATGCTAAACTTGCCAACTACGATTACATGGTACAGGTTGCTAATCCAACGAGAGACCCTACTCTACAAGCAGAGGCTAATAGATTACAGCAACAACATGGTCTATCTCAAGATGAAGCTGACGCTATGCTAGATGCTACTGGTGCAGGTGTGCTTCAAGCTGCACAGTTCAACGCACTCGTAGGAACTTCAAGAGGTGGTAGGTCTAGTAATAATTATAACGGTTTAATTAAAGTATGGATGTCTGCGTTCTCATATACAGAACAACTTAACAGACGTTCTACATTTCTTGCCTCGTATAGATTACAAAGAGAGAAGATATTAGCTGATAATAATTTTGGTGGACTCGCTAACCTTCCGGAAGCAGAAGCGGCAGAAATACAGCTTCAAGCTCAAGAGTTTGCAACTGGTGCAGTGAATACATCACAGGGTGAATACGCTATGTATAACAGACCCGAGATGGCTAGAGGAAACGTAGCACAATATATTTTCATGTATAAGCAGTTCGTTATCATCAGTGTACAGTTAATGAAAGGTATGTCTCCTAAAGGAAGAATGGCAATGTTGACTATGTTGTTCTTGATGTCGGGTATGAAAGGACTACCATTTGCTGACGACTTAATGGACTTAGTTGATACTCTTGCTCAAAAGTTTGGTATTAGGATGAAGAGTGTAGAGGAAGAAACTGCACGGCTTGTTGATGCCTTCGTTCCCGGCGCATCACCGATCTTCATGCGAGGAATCCTTGACACACTAACAGGAGCAACGATATCCACAAGGTTAGGATTTGGTGATTTGATTCCGTTGTCGGGTGCTTTCAAAGCAAAGAGTCATGCAGGAGAATATTGGAGAGAAGCAGAGAACTTCTTTGGGCCAGTGTACTCTGGGATGGCAGGACTGTTTGGCACAGGAGCACAACTTCTCAGGTATGGAGCAGAGACTGTGGGCCTGAAAGATGACACGACACGATTTACAGACATACTAAGAGATGTACCATCTTCTGCTGTTAGAGGTTTGGTTGATGGTATGACTTATCTACATGATGGGAAGATTACTAGAGCCGATGGCACAGTCTTAGATAATGATGTAGGTGTTATGACCTCTGTGTTTAGAATGATGGGATTCTATCCATACCAAGTTATGGTACAAAACGATATCATTAGAATGACAAAACAATCACAGGCTTATGTACAGGATATGAAGGCTCACTATCGTCAAGCATACATCAAAGCTAAGATGGAAGGTGATAGAGCAGAAGTCCGTAGAATCTTAAACTTTGTAAAAGAATGGAATAGAGATAACAAAGGTACAGAGTTTTACTTCAAAGACTTTGTTGCCTCATCAAACAAATCACTGAAGTCTGCTAAGAAGAATAGTATCAACAGATATAAGAAGTTTGCACCAAAAACACTACGACCTACAGTGGATGAATTGCTAGAAATCTATGGAGTTGAGCCAAACTAATGTCTGAAGAAACCGAGGTTATAGACAATGGGATTGGTGAAGCAGAACGTATTGCTGTAGACTTTAATGAAGATGGAACACTAGGCAACATCACAATAGAAGATACACCCGAGGGTATGAGTGATGTCCAAGCAGGTATAGAATTTATCTACCATATGCGTGAACATCTCCTAGATATAGGGGTTGCAACTATATACTTTTTTTCTGTTTATGCTATATATTTGTGGATAACTAAGAAAATTAAGGGGTAGCTAGACTACCTAGAAGGGTCTTTACCCCTCTGTACGGCGCTTAAAACGGCTTGTTTTTCTTGCATCTCTTTCCTTTTCGCCATAATTCTGTCTGAACTCATCAATGCTTTGTTTATACGCTTGATAGTATTTGGGTGTGCAAACTTGTATGGAGGTGTACCCAACCTAAGATATAAGTATCTACCATTGGGTAGCTTTATCTTTTCAAACGTCTTTATCTTTCACCACCTGTAACTGTCCGTATGATATATCGTCAGCTACTACATCTGCATTCTCAAGTAGGCTTTGGAATCTTGGATGTGTTAAGTTAAATCCTACAACATAAGTCTGTGCTAGTTTGATTGGTGTGTCTTTACCAAGTGATGCCTTCTCGGATCTAGGTGTAGCCAACGCATTCTCTGAAACAAGTTCCTGTTTGAATGTTTTATAGTCAGCTCCCCGCATAGACAACCACTTTCTAAAGTGAGTACGATCTATCATCATTGTACCCTTATCAAAAACTTCGGCTGGAGACTTTCGGAATACATCTAATCTAATTCTTATGTCACCTCTTGGTATCCTTGCAAAGTCGGGTTGTGCTTTCTGTCCTACTGTGTGCATGACAGTAACAGATGTATCAGCAGAATCAGCCATGTACTCTGCAACAAGATCAAAGCAATCAACTTGATTCTCTTGTACTGTTCTACGGATAGCACCTATCTGTGCTAGTACCCATTCTGTAGCTTGGGTGTAATCAAACTTAATCAGACCCCATTCATTGGCTAGTTTCATACCTAAGTCTGCTAGTACGATAGACTGTTCCCAATATCTTTCTTCACCACTAAACTTAGATTTATACTTCTTGCTAAAATTTTCTGATGCTTCTGCAATAGCAGATTGGATTCCTTCTTCGCCCATTGACAGCAAGTTTATAATAAACTGTCTACCTACATGCCCATAGTGAGAGTGAATAGCCTCGTATATCTTACGACCTGCTTCAGACCCTCGAGTAAATATAGGTGCAGATGGTACAGTAAGTTCTAGTAGACGAGCCATCTGTGCGTCTGTGTCCAGACCAGATGCTATAAGTTTACTTTGTAGAGACTTGTTGGTGGATACTATTACTGGTGTTGCCCAAGTCTTAGCATCTCTTTCTTCTGCGTTACGATTGAGTCTAGCTTTATCTCTACCCTGTGATACCCAATAACAGAAGTCACCGACCTCTTTATCCTGCATCATGGTTACTTCATCTATTGTAAGCGGCAGGTTAGCGTATGTACCAAGTCGTGAGAACAGACTGTTCTGTGTATACTTAGCCGCAAAGTGTAGCTTGTCGGGATTACCATATATTGATTGTACCCAATACTGTGCTAGTGTTTTACCTCCACCTGTTGGCCCATATAGAGATACAGTCAATCCTTTCAGACCTGTAAAATTATATAGTGGTGCAGAGAAACCTACACCTAATGCAAACATATGAGATTTAAGATCAGCCTTTTCTAATACTGATGTTAGGTTTACCCATTGGTCTACATCACCTTTACTGTTATATAGTTCTGCACCTTGTCTTTGTATACCCGATGCAAGACTAATTGATTCTTCTGTCACTCCCTCTGCTGTACGCTTTAGAAGTGTATCGCCTAAGACAAATGCCGCATTCTTTTCTTTCCAACCCATAGTTGAGTAGAGGTTAGTCATAGTACGAATCTGCCTCAACTCATCCATATAAGTTCTTAACATAAGTTGAAAATACTCCGTTTGTTTCTTGTTATATAATACAATCCCTTGATCCGCTATAGCTGTAGAGAACTCACGATTGCCATCTGTTAGATATGCTTGTCGTAACACAAGGTCTTGCCAACCCATGTGTGGTCTATTCCAATGGTATCTAACTGTCTCATACCCTAAAGATTCATCTAGTCCATAGCTGACAGGGTATATATCAAACTTACAGACATCTATATCTGTATCATCTATGGTAACTTTTATACCATCTTGTGTTCGTTTGAATGGTTTTGGTATTGGAATCTGATTAGCTTGAGAGTCGGGTGCTTCTGCTGATAGTGGTGCTTCTTGATACTGAACACCTAGTCTAGCAGGTGAGCCTATCTTTCCTTTGTATACACATCCTCTACACCCGTTCGGTCTGTCTATATCAAACTTAGCACAAGTTGTTGGGCCACTAGCTGAGTCTTTCCAATGATTGAGTTTACTTACTGTAGCATGGTAATCAAACTTAGGATGTCTCTGACTCCATTCTACTGCTGTCTTCTCTGCATCATTACAGAAAGCCGCAACTCCTATGAGGTCATACCATAATGGCTCATCTACTTTGTCTTGATTATCTATTGCCCATTCTATCTGCTTACATTTAGATGCTACGATTGATCCAACAGCAAGTGGGAACTCCTGTTTGGATACTAAATTTTCCAGCAACGTATTGTCACGAGTGTGATCTTCTTGCGCGCCGGGCACTGCACGGTAGAAATAAGATAGAGATTCTTTCAGACTAGAAACCTCTACAGGTTCTGCGTCTACTAATAGTTTTACTTCGTTACCATTCTTAGGATTGTGTGTACCAACTGGTCTTAATACTAATGCACTGTTGGCTGTTAGTCCTGCATCTATCTTAAACTCTTTATCCAAAGCCGCTTGTTTCATAGCATTGGCTAGGGGTTTCCACTCTTGTGGTTCTAATTCTTCTGTTAATACCCAATACACATGCAACCCATTACCCGAATATATAATCATCGGCTTGGGTAATCGCATTGTATTTACAAATTTACCTAGTTCTTGTAGTCCTTCTTTCCATGATGGATATGGTTTACCTTCACCACAATCTACATCTATTGCTACAACCTTTGTGGCTCTAACATTATCTTGCTTTCTATTACCTTTAGCGTTGAAAGAAGATATAGCGAAATAAGTGTTGTTACCTGTGCTATCCAATCTTTCACATGTCTGTGCAAGTTCTTCTACCGAATCAAAGAAACCCTGTTTACGACCATCTTGGTTGATCACAGTGGTTACATAAAAACCTTCTATCGGTAGGACTCGCTTGAGAAACTCTAGCGTGTTCATATCTACCTACCTTTGTTGTAGGGGAGAGCATTAATGCAGTCTCAACTACTCTCCCCATATTAACATCTTACCCTGTTTTGTTCATAACCTCAAGAAGCCTTTGGAATCTATACTTTTGTTCCATCGCTATGACATCGGGTGCAGGCCACCCATCTGTCATTATATCAAGAAGTTCTTTTAGTGTGAGTCGTACTTTCTTATCATTGTTCTTTCGGATTTGGTTACCTTTCACCCATCCGTAATAAGTCATACGAGACACACCAAGAAGTTCTGACATATTGCTTGTAGTTAAAAGCATATGCTTTCGTAAGGCTTCCACTTTCTTGAAATCAAGAGGTGGTATATTAGCCATTGTCAATGTCTCCTACTAGCTGTGCAATCTCTGCGGCTAGGTCATCAGCACCACTGACAGTCTTTGCCGCCTTTGGTTCTTCGACAGGCTTTGGCACTGCTACAGGTTTGACTTGCTCTACAGGTTTGATAGCTTGCACTACCTTTGGTGCAGGAGCAGGTGTTGGTTCTTCTGCTGCAGCTGCAGCTGAAGAGGTCTCACTCACAGAAACATCTTCTTCTACGGTGAATCCGTCTACCTCATCAAAGCCAAACTTATTAGCACCACTTGCACCCTCTACATATTGGATGACTTGTACTGCTCTAAGTCTAATTGATACACCTGCACCAATCATAGCTGTATGGAAGAAAGCACATGAACCATTTACTTTAAGTTCTGAGCCACCATAGATGTTAGACTTAGTCATCATGTTACCCTTGCTATCAAAGACAGCAGGTTTATATGCGGCTTTAGATTTAAACTTAACAATCACATTACCTGTTGGATTGCCATCATCATCTACTTCTTTACTGAATGGTAAAGGTGCTTGCTTTATTTCCATATTAGGCTTGTCTTTCTTCAAAGCCTTGATACCTTCAACTACAGTCTGCTTTATTAGTTCTATGACTGGTTGGGCATCTGCCTCTGATAAACAAAGATTAACTTTATAATGTCCTTGCTCGTCAAACTTAGTGTCGGGCGCACTGATATAAGGGTAGTACGCAATCCCTTTAGCGGTTGTAAAAGTTTTATTCATCTGAACCTCCTAGGTTTCATTAGTTAATATAAAGCCATCCTCTTCGACAAAACCGAAATCGTCTAATGAATGGTCGGATTGTTTAGTTTCAACAGCAAGTTCTCCTGTAACAATCCTAGTCTGCTTAGTCCCCAAATGCTTATCGACATCCTTCTGATCTTTATCACTATTGAACCCACGAAAACTAAACCTTAGTTTTGGGAAAGCCGATAGTGTATCAAACGATATCCTTGTCTGTGCTATCTCGGGTGCAATACCACGCATAGACAATTCTTTTTGATAGGCATTCAAGTTCTTCAAAGACGCAGGAGTAACTTGTAGTAAGTATGCTTCACTAAAGGGCCCATTAGCTAAGACAACTGCTAATCGTTTCTGATCAACACAAGCCTTAACCTTGTTCCCTGTAGGTGTAGTCCTAGAACCCCAAGCATTTTGAGGGCAAGAAACACACATGTCATTCTGTATGGCATGACTGTTCTTGTTAGGATATATACCATCTAGTGAGTAGCAATCGGGTGTGGATGATTGACTATCTTCAGACCACTCTTCGGAATACCAAGACTTAGAAAGTTTTGGGTTAGCACCAACAACTACTACATCTATACTTTCGTTTAGTGCAGTCTCCTCGTCTCCGTTGACGATGCGGAATTGTGATCCTTTGATAGATATCTTCGGTGCAATCATTAGTCGTCTGCCTTGTTGACAGGCTTACGAACATTGACATCTATTCGTGTGCCATAATTAACACCATCGGGTACAGCTTTGTTGGCATCTATATAGCCACGCACTGCTGTCTTACTGACTCTTTTCTCTAGCATATCCCATGCCTCATTATTCTTAATGAAGTCTAAGACTGCATCCCAATCACCCACTTGGGCAAAGTCGGTAGTCGTTATGAATGCTGTACCAAAGGGTGTCTTCTTAGAAGTCTCCCCTTCTGCATCCATCTTTTCTTTTAACCACGCTTCAAGTTTAAGAAGACTGGCTTTTATATCTGCAACCTTTTCTTTAGTCTCAGATTCTATAGCCTCCTTCTGTCCTCTCAACTTGAGGTATGTGGCAATAACTTTATCTGTAGTTAGTTCCATAGTTACCTCGTTTCCTTTTGTATAAGGTCTAGTAAAAGACCTTGTAGTTTTTGTTTGTTTTTAAGTCTCTCATACATCCTATACTCCAAGTCTGTTGACTCAATGTGTATGACGTTTGAAGAGAATTTCTTACCGATCCTTTCAATGCGACCATTCGCTTGAATGTATTGCTCGTTGCTTGTCACTGGCCCATACCACACCACAGTAGATGCGGCGGTAAGAGTTAGACCATGTGCCATAGTTGCAGGGTGAGCAATAAGTATATGTGGTTTTTCTGACTCTTGAAAATCATGGAAGATAACATTTCGTTTTGATGCAGATACCTGCCCATTAACAACTGCTACATCCCAAGTCTTCGACAGTTCTCTTTCCAACATATTTAATGTTCCTGTTAAGGGAACAAAAACTATAACTTTACCTCCTACTTCTTCTATAATCTCTTTAACTACTTTAACTCTTGGTGAACAATCGACCTCGACATGGCGTCCATCATCTCCGTAAACAACACCACAACTTATCTGTACAAGTTTCTGTAGTTTGACAGCCTCATTGACAGCAGTGATTGTTCCTTCCTCTTCAAGTTCTAAAACAAAATGTCTAAGCATCTTGGTGTAGTGACTCTTTTGTTCAGCAGTAAGGTCAACCTTTCTTGTCTGATATATTGTATCGGGTAAGTCTAAGCATTCCTCTCTAGTATATCTGACAGCAGGGTATAATATATGTTTAACAATCTCTATTGATTCGGGTCGTGGTATCCACTTCCATTGTCCTATCTTCATCATCACCTGTTCTCTGAACGCAGTGTATGTTTTGGTGCAGTATGGACTATCAACTAACTTCGCTAATGCCCAAGCATCTGTCGGATCATTCGGCGTGGGTGTACCTGTCATCAACCACAAACGAGTTCTAGGATGTTTGTCCATAAACTTCCTGAGCGCTTTGAATCTATTTGTTGAGGGGTTTCTAAGAACAGCAACCTCATCTACAATAACAAGGTCAAACATATTAAGAGCATCTTCGGATATAATATTGAAACCATCGTGGTTAATAATATAGAAGTCTGCATCTGTTTTAAGTAACTTCTTACGTCTAGCACTTGTGCCATGTAGGGTTACTGATTTTCTGTTAGGGAAATTCATAAAGATACTATCCCCCCATACTCTTTCTAACGTAGATAGTGGGGATATAATTAGAACCTTCTTAACTTCTCCTATCTCCATAAGATAATCTGATGCCCACAAAGCTGATTGTGTTTTACCAGTTCCTATCTCATTAAGTACCAATGCCTTTCTGTGCATTGTAAGGAAAGCAGAAGTCATTCTCTGATGTTCATAAGGTGTGTACCTACCTGCCCAATTATAATAATGCAGTATAGGTGAGGGTACTTGGAATCCTAAGTTCCTTAGTACCTTTACTTCGTCAAGTTTGTGTGGTGCTACAACGAGTTCTGCTCCGTCATACTTCAGCATGCGGGCTGTAGGGATCGTTTGTAAAATCCGATTGGGATGCTTTGGGTTAAGAGCAATCGCCTTTGCTTGTTCAATAACAATCATTGGTCGCTCTCAATATAAGCTACTACTTCCTGTATAGTTTCTTTATCGTAAACTAAAAAACATTTGCCACCTTGCATTTCTATCTCCTTCATTGTTTTGGTTTGCAATGCAGTAGGCTTTTTACTTTTGTCAGCCTTGCACTCTATACCTACAAATCTACCTCTAACTATGGCTACCCTATCGGGTATACCTGCCTTACCGAATGGCCCTGCTTGAGGACTGTAAAACCAAACACCAAGTTCTTTAAGTGACTTATCTAACCAACGTTTAATTTTCCCTTCGGGGGTACTCATATTATATAATCTTTCTTTACAAGGATGTCAACTTTAATTTAAAGAATATTCACAAATATTTTTTGCAGGGCAAAACCTACATAGACCACTAGGTCTTGGTGGCCAATTATTATTAGCAACAGATTGGTTAATCCTTTCTGTTTTACTTAGTAACTTTACCCACATATCGTCTGTATCTAATCTAGTATATGTCTGAGAATCTAATGCCATATCCTTTAGCCATACAAAGGTTGACTGAACCTTTTTAATATTTGGATAGTGACTGAATACTTGTAATGCAAACATCTCTAGCTGTGCAAAGTCGGGTCTTCGTTTACCTGTCTTCCAATCCATAACGATAGCCTTATCCTCAAATATAATTAAGACATCAAGTATGGATCTTAACCATGCGTCTTTCTCCCACCAAGTTGTTGGTGTAAGGTTTTCATTTAGTGTGAGCTTCTGCTCTACTTGTAAAGTTCCACCCATGTCCTCTATGCTTTTACATAGAGGTTCATAGGCTTGTGACTCGGTAGGTAATTCCACTTGTTTATCTAGTCGGTGTTCAAGTGCCTCGTGTACTCGTTCACCATATATAGTGGCATCACTTCCTGTGTCCTTTACTTCTTTAGTTATCCTCTGATGATAATATCTTTTAGGACAGTTCTCATACATCTTAATAGCAGAGAACGAATGCGATATACTCATGTGGACATCCTTCTTATTATGTCATGCTTGAGCATCTCAAGTATAGCTATGGTTTCTGTACTGTCATCTAGTATACTAGAAAACCTTACATACTCACCATCTAACTTTACCATTACAAGGACTTCTTCTACTGTAGCTGTCTCTTGTATAGCAGTTTGAACCTTACCAAGTATCTCAAGGACTCTTACTTTTTTATCTTTTAGTACCTGTAATTCTTTAGGTATATCATTTTCGTTTATCATTTAGCCTCTCCATAATTATAGCCTACACCCGATTCACAAGCAACAGGTAAGTCTGTTGCCCAGCGGGGTGCAGTTGACATTCTTCTCTCAACAAGTTCTCTTGCGTGTTGCATGTCGTGTTCCCGGGTAGTGATAATCACTTCATCATGTACTTGAAAAGCAACATGATATGACTGTCCGATTGATGCCATCTGTTCTGCGACTACGATCCTTGCTAGTGCTTGAACCACATTCTCTGTAACCTTACCTCCGTATATCCTAGTCCAGTCTATCTTACTCTGTTCACCAGTTAAGAGTCTTTGCTGTGTTAGTTTACGGAAAGTCCTAGCGTCAGATATGTATTCAAATCCGTCAGCAGTATTACGCAACGCATGATACTTTATCTTTAGTCCATTAGGTAAAGTTATCCCATCCTTATCATAAGGAAGTAGGTCACATATATTACCCGATGCACCCGAGACCATACCTGTAAGAGCATGACCACACTTATTCCATAGTGATACTATGTTATGATTCTTCTGTCTGTATAAGTTTACAATTCTTTTTGCCTCGTTCTCATCTATGTCAACAGCAATACCACCTTGCCCAAGAGCAAGAGTGGCTCTAAACTTTACATGACCCATACCATACCCGAGTCCAAGAATACAAGTTTTACCTACAAACCTTTGTATCTTATCATCTTTTGTTACCTTCTTGCCATAGACTTCAGTAGCAAACTCACTATACACATCTCTGCCCTCACGGAATGCTTGCACAAGATCATCTTGTCCTGCGATATATGCAACCATACGAGCCTCTATCTGTGAAGAATCACAAGCAATCATCACATCACCTTTAGGTACAGTAATGGCTTTTCTTATTGCACCGTTTCTAGGTAGATTCTGTAGGTTAAGTTTATCCCCACCACTAAATCTTCCTGTGTGTGCGCCATAGTAGTTGAGCATAATAGGTAATGCTCCCCTGTCTGCTACCTTCATTAAGTTCTCAGTTCTAGTCTCTTCGATGGTAGACTTCGTACCAAGTCTCGCCGCAACCAGTGCTTGAACCTTCGGGTTAGGGTGTTCTAGTAGAGCAGTAAACTCTTTGTCTGTCTTTGCAAACGCATATGTTTCTTTACCTGTGCGTAAGCTAGTCTTCATTGGTACTTCCACACCAATAGTTTCTAGTATCTTTGCAAAGATTTGATTAGACATAAGAGCCTTCTTAACTCTATCCTCACTCAAACCTTTAAGTGCTAGTGACTCTATAAGTTTTCTCTTATCTTCCTTAACCTTTTGAAGATGGTCAGATAGAACCTCCCTGTCTAGTACAACAGTAGGCTCAGTATACATACGAATTGTTTGGTCAATAATCATTAACTCAGACACAGGTACTTTAGGTCTAAGTTTATTATATAGTTTGTATGTTAAGTTTACATCCTGCAAACAGTAGTCAGCATACTTGTCAAGTTCTTGTGGTGAGAAGTCCTTGCGTTTCTTACCCAAACCTTGTATAACTTCATCCCCTTTTTGTCCAAGTTTATAGAAGTTTGACAGAGCCTTGAGAGAACCTCCCACAGTAGAGTGATGATATGGTCTAGCCATAGACAGAGTATCCATCCAAAACTTAGGCTTGATACCATACAACCAAGATAGGATAGCACCATCGAACACAGTATTATGTGCAAGGATAGCATCTTCCGAATAGTCTAACGAGTTCAAGAACCTGCCGACATCATCTCCACTATACCAATCGGGTGGGTTATCATCTACCTTTATGCCTACACCAATGACTTCAAACCTTGGGTCTCTAACGTAAGCCTCAGTTGTCATCTTAGATAAAGAATACTCACGACTATAGTATGTTTCAAAATCAATCGTGATTACTCTCATGTCTAGACCTCCCCTTATATGTAAAGTTATTTATACTAGGAACTTGTTCTCCTGCCAATGCACCATAGCCACATGTGTCCACATAGTTATCCACATTCTTAGGATTCTCAGTAGTCCTAGCAATCTTATATAATACCATCATCATAGGTACTTCATGGGGGAAGATATCCACCCCCAAGTATGTACTCCATAAGTCTGCTACCATCTCAAAGTTTTTACTAGCATCACCATGTTCTACTTCTCTATCTGATGATGTTAGTTGGTCTGCTAACTGTAGTATATTACTACGTTTATACTTAGCATTCTTTTTGCTCATCGTTACCTCCATGTAAAGTGAATAATTCCACACCTTTACCACATTGTAAAGAGTGTTCGTTACAAATATTTACAGCTTGACCTGCCGTAGCACCCATTGCTAACGCACCAAGTGCTATCTCTTTCCCATCTCCGAACGCACAATATGGTGCATCGTATGGTAACAACATCTTGTACGATAATTCATACAGTCCGTCTTTCTTCACAACGATTAGCTTTGCTTGACTAGGTGCAACATCGGGCATTATATCGGGCATACCTTGTTGATACCATTCCGATAGTTGTCTGATGTAATGTGCTAGTCCAACACCTGTAATGATTGCTACTTCTTTATCCTCGCTCATGCCATACCAAGCCTTTGATGACTCCCATTTCTGAGAGCCATCATTAGCCATTCTGTCAGTCGCAAGGGTCTTTCCATCCCATGCAATTACTGTCATAGTTTAGATACCTCCTCTATTGTTAATCCACCATTGTAAGACATATACTTCTCTTGACGTTTCTCATCATGTCCTTCTTTCTCAAAGACATTGAATCGTCTACGCAGTTCAACCGACATGTCTGTTAGTATCTTGTGGACACCATCAAACACTTCCTTGCTTGTAGGTTTTGATTGTTGGTAGTACCCACTTGGTGGTGTAGCACAGAACCCCAACAATAATTCTTTTGAGAACTCGTTGTTGCGTATTGATTTCTCAAGCAGATCCAACCAAGGTTTACTAGACCAATCGGGTTGCTTGTGATGGTAGTGGTTCTGTCCTTGTCTGTCTGCCCACACCTTCTCAATCAATGGATCAAAGGCACGAACCTTTGCCCTTGCTTTGATACCTCGCTTGAACTTAGCTAGTGCCTGTCTCCACACTTTACGTTCATCAGCTTTCTCAACGAACTTATCATCGGGTCTACGATTGAGACACTCACCAGTAAGTATGTTAAACTTCAACCCTTGGAAGTACGCAGGTGATTCCTTCATCATCCTGCTCTGTACATTGTATGTTGACATGTAACATGCAGACTTGAAGTCATTGCATATAGCTTCGCCCACATCATCAGACAATAGCTTGGCTTGTTCCAACTTGTTGTTGAACCAATTCTCTAGTTTGATTTTCATTCTCTCTGCATGATTACCTGTATGTTGTACCCGATACAGACCTTTCTTGTGTCGTTCAAACATGAATGGTATCCAACGATACGATGATGACACAATGGATTGTGAGTGTTGCCAGACTGCTTGAGCAGGTGCAACAAACTCCACTATGTTGTCAGGTGTTATACGCATGAATGGTTGACTGCCGTACCCTTCGATGTGCAAAGTGTAAGACACAGGAAGTTGTTCGTATGGCTCTTTGGTATCATACTTAGGTTCATCCTTGAACAATCTGAAGCTAGCAGATATCTTTCTACCTTTCCTTGGGTCACGACACCTTGCAAACTCCTTGGCAAAATGGTCATAGGTTTCTAACCTACGACCACCATTGTCACCATCTGCGTAAGACATGTATCGTCTCTCATTCTCCATCTCTTGTTCGATGTACTCAATGAGTTCTTTCTTATTACTTACTTGCATAGTTACCTCTACTTTCTTGTTAGTTTATTAAATGCGACAGTTGAAGTCATACTGTTTAAGTCCACACCAAGTTCTTCTGATGTCTTAGCCTTTGGTCTTTCAGTAATTTTCTTGTGTCGTTCTTTGGCATCATCGGGTAGCAAATCCCACAATGGTTGCCATGCTTTCAACGCAGGTGCTAGTGTTGTATAGGTCGTCACAATCTGCTTGACCCCTGCTACAAACTCATCCTTCTTTGCCTCTGCATTGAAGATACCTTGCGTATACTTTCTGAATGGTTCATGTAACCAATCAAACTTCTCGTTAGTGAAGTCTATCTCGTTACGATTGTAGTCCATGTAGTAACCACTATCCCCTGCCTTTTGCCATGTATTCTTAGGTGGAAATGGTAGTGGACTTGATAGCTTTAAGTTGAGAGATACATTCTTCCATGTATCTACCTTAGTATGTTTTGATTGCCATACATCTTCGGGTGCATGTTTGAACCCTGTAAGTGGTAGATTCTCAATCGTATCAAAGAATCCTTTGGGTAAAGCATTCATCTTTGCTTGGATGTCTGCTGAGAACAAACTGTCATACAGTTTCTTACCCCAATCCTTTGGATAGTTTTCTCTTGCTTGTCTTAGACTATCATCGAACATATAGTTTGCGTTCTTGATAATATCGTCTTGTAGTTGTTGGCTAAATCTTACTGTTGCCATGTGCTTTCTCCTTTGTTCCATTGTTTAATTAAACTACGAGCATGTTCTTCTGCCATAGTACCTAGTTCCCTGCGTATCTTCTCGAACGCTTGGTCGTTGGTCATGCCTTCGTTATCAAGGCATGCAACCAACATTGTTTCTGCATCAATGAGCAGACTCTTTACTCTACCCATTGACACCCTCCATGTAGACAATCTCACCCCAAGGTGCATCGCCCTTCTCGTTAGATACCCACAATACTGGATACGCAGGCTCGTCACCAAAGTCGTTACAGCATAAGTCTGTGAGTACAACACAACAGACAGGATCAATGTCCTTGTCCTGCATGTATCTGAAGATAGGACTGAAAGCAGTACCACCTCCACCACATGGTGTTAGTGTTGGTTCATCATCTTCAAAGCAGTCATAGTGACAGACTTCAGAATCAAAGTAGATGATGTGTATCTTCTTAGGTGATAAGTCTTGGTAGACTTTGATAATCTCACTAAGAAACTGTGTGAGTTCTTCTTCACCAATCGAACCCGAGGTGTCGATAGCAAAGCATATCTCACCGAGAGCCTCACCCGATACACTTGGTAGATACATACCTTGTGACAAGAACCTTCTGTTAGGTCTCGCCCAAGTCCTAGTATCCGAACGTTGCTTGACAATAAACCTCTGCATTACATCTCGCCAATTCACTCGTGGTTTCATCAACTCACCAACGAATCGTTCAAGTCCTGCCGATAGTTTACCCATCATCTTTGCAGACTGAGCCGCTTGAGCAACCTTGACTTTCCACTCAGCTTTCTTCTGCTCAATCTCAGCAGGGGAAGAACCCTCTCCTGCATCTTCGATGTCATCATATGGTTTCATACCATCACCATACCCACCATCACCATCTTCGGGCATGGGTGGCAACAAGTTGTAGACACCATCGGTAGTACCACCACCATTCTTGAGTAGGTCTCTGTCCATGACACCACCTTCGATGAACTTACCAATGCTCTCGTCTTGTAGCATTGGATTAATTACAGCATCACCTGCATAGTTCCATCGCTTAGGATCTCTATCACCCTTACGAAAGATGTGTTCAAACATTGGGTGACATACTTCGTGAGCAACGAGGAACAGAAGTTCCTCGTCATTCAATGGCTCACAAAAGTGAGGGTTAAACAACACCCTGTCACCATTGGTTGCCGCAGTTGGAACATCCTCTGATATCTCAAAGGGCATGTTCATAGCCAAGTTACCAAAGAACGGATGCTCAAGTATGAGTGCCGTCTTTGCCTTAGCAATACGTCTTTCTAGTTCCATCATTTACCTCCCATAAATGCACCCATCTTATCCATAATAGCCTTAGCCTCTTCAGCCTTAGTACGTCTGAGGTCGGGGTCATTACGCAATGATTCAGGGTGGTTGTTAGCCAAACTCCCCTCAACTTGTTGACGCATAGCCTCCAAGTTTGGGTCGTCAGCAAAGTTAAGCCGACTAAGTATTGAGCAGACTTCCTTGGTATTCTCTACCAATGTATCTCTGAACACAGACTTAGGGTCGGCAAGTTTCTCAGCCATGTGTTTGACTCGGTCATACAATCTCTGCCAAGCCTCTTCCATAGCCTGCTGTGCAGAAGATTCAACTCGTGCCTCAACATCTTGCTGTATCTTAGCCAACTCAGCATCACCGATACTCACTCGGAAGTCATTCGATGGTACTGGAAACACAGCCATGTCCATCTTGAACTTACGTTGGATATCATGTAACGCAGGGTAGTCAGCCTTGTTGTACAGATTACCAAGGAATCTCTGTGCATCTGCATGCAGTCTTGGATACTCTTGGTAGAATGTATCTACAAGTGATTGCCAGTCACCCTTCTCTTTCCTAAACTCGGTCATAAAGTTTAGGTAGTTAGCAGATGGTAACATCATCGTACCTTCGATACCCCAAGGTAAGGTGTTCGCATAGAACTTCTTACGAATCAGAGTAGACTTCTGATGTATGTTATTGAGTGCATCATTCATAGGTAACAACGACTTGTTGTATCTACCTGCTTGTGTTGCACTACCATTCTGTTGAGCCACTTGTTCGGTGGCTCTCTTGTCGTACTTTCTTGCAGTCCATTGGGATATACCCAACTGAACTAGCAATGCTTTATCACTTAGTTTCATAGTTACCTCCATTAGAATAAAACATCTTGATGAGCGATTGCCCACTTAGTGAATGCCTCATGTGATGCAAGGTCGGGATTCTTACGACTAGCATACGAGACACATAGAACAGAGAACTCGGGAGACATACGTTCAGCGAACTTCACAATGTTACCAAAGTTTTCTGTGGTTGCTCTCTCACCCAATGCACCAGTAAGTGCATAGCAAGTAGCAGGATCATCGGGTACAGCCACACTCATTGGTGATTGTATGATTGTGTCGGGGTTAGGTAGCTTACGTTCAATCTTCAGAAAGCCACTAAACTCTGCGGCACACCCTTCACCAACAGCACCTTTGAAACATTCGAACTCAGCCTCTGATGGTACAACACCAATCATGTTAGCCACACCCTCAACCCAAGCACGAGGTGATGGGTTCACATCTCTCTGTGGATCAAAGTCATGTAGCAAGTTAGGTCTGAAACGAATGAATGATATGACAACAGGTTTCACCATGTGGTCGATACACCATGTAGTGAAGTCATCAAGGTGTGTCTCTAGTTCAAGCACAGTCTCACGATTACGCAGATGAGATAACACTCTGTTAGCACCTGCTCTGTCCGACTGTCTGTTACCAGTAGATACAACCATCCAACCTTTCTTCATAGGTTTACCATGAAGATTCCTTGCTTGGCATATGTTAGCTAGTACCTTCTGCAAGTCAGCACCTGCTTGGTTTCTGTCATCAAAGCAGAGTATACCTTCATCGGGTATGTCTGTTCTGCCCTCGTATGGAAACCAATCGGGCAACTTGTAGTGTAGCATCTCGTCACCATTCGGATAGAGAATACCAAAGTCCTCAACCAACATGGTCGGCATATGTTTCTCGATATACCCAACACCAAGTTCCTTGGCAACTTCTTGTATGATGGTTGTCTTACCCCCACCCGGGCTACCTTCCACAGATACTGTCCTCTTGATTGGGAACAGTTTCTTGATTGTGTCTTTCAATAATGTGGCTCGCATTACGCACCTTCCTTTCTGTTTTTGTTATACTTGCGATGGTCGATACCATAGGATACAACCTGCTTGTTTACCCTATTACCTTTAGCGACTTGCTTGTCTGAGTAGTAGATGATGTCGCCATTCTCATCTCTTACTGGTACTCCACCTTGATGCTGTCGTAGCATGAAGAGTTTCAACATACTTTTATTCATGGTTAGTTACTCCTTCCCATAGTTGATTGATGGTTAGACATGAGTTGGTTTCAGTCCAAAGACTTTCATCCCAAGTCTCACATCCAAGCATCAGATTGATAAACGTAAAGGCAATAAGGAAACCAACACCTGCCGTAACAGCAAGTGCTAGTATCCATTCCAATACCTTTCGTTTAGTTACAGGGTGTCCATATATAATCATTAGAACAACCCCCATCCGAAATAGATGTCTAGTATAGCGACAGTAGCAGATGCTACCGACCCCCATATAATCCACCATGTTGTATCATTCATAAAAACCTCCTTTGTTATTGATACCTTTTAGTTCCTGCTTGTTGGATATCACAACGTAGTTAGACTTGTGCATTGGTACGACTGTAAACTTACGCTTACCTGCCGATAACTCCCCA